AAATGAAACCAGATACCGCATTCCAAACCGTAGTCACCACATCTTGAATTGCCGTTAAGACCGTGGAGATTGTATTGGAGATGGCATTCCAGATGGTTTCAAAGGTCGTTCGGATGCCCTCTAAAATGGGCGTTAAAAACGCCACGATCGCATTCCAAATGGCACTGATCTTCTCCGAGATCCAGTCCATCACTCTGCCCACAATGATCTGAATGGCTTCAAAAATCGTCTGAAACAGATAACCAAATGCTGTGATCAGCGGTTCTAAGGTGGTGTAAATGGCATTCCAAACGGTCGTAATGACGTTATAAATTGCCTGAAAAACCGTAGAAACCACGTTGTAAATGGCATTGAAAATCGTGCTGAAAAAGTTGTAGATCGCTGTGAAAATGGTGGTGAAGAAATCCCGAATCGCCGTAAATACAGTTGTTGCCACCATCTGAATGGCAGTGACAATGGTGGTGAAGGTATTGGAAATGGATGTCCAAGTGTTGACGAAAAAGTCCCGAATTCCGGTAACGATTCCCGTGAAAAAGGAAGCAATGCTGTTCCATGTGTCCACAAAAAATGTCTTGATAGAAGTCCAGACTTCGTTCCAGCTTGTTCCGAACCACCCCAGCACCACATCTGCAATGCCTTTCAGAGTATTCATGATATTGCGGAACGTGTTGACAACGAAATTCCAGATAGACGTAAAAATCCCCTTGATGCCATTCCAGCACTGCTCCCAGTCACCAGTGAACAGACCGATCAATACATCAAGTGAATTTAAGAGAATATCTGCAAATCCAGAGAAAATATTGGAGATATTCTGAAAGACGCCTTCAAAAATAGGAGCCAGCAGATTGCACAGCCCGTCCCACGCTGCTTTCAGCACATCGGTGAAACTCTCAAAGTCGAATCCCAGAGCATTTAGCCGGTCAGTGATGCCCTGTGTCAATCCAGTAAAGGTGCTTTTGATTTGTTCCCAGATGGCGATGATGTTGCTCTTGAATTCGTCATTGGTTTTCCAGAGATGCACAAAGGCAGCTACCAAAGCGGCAACAGCTGCGATAATGGCAAGCAACGGACCCAGTGACACACCCAACGCTCCGGTAATGGCTCCGATGCCACTCTGCACAGCAGAGAAAAGGGCGGGCAGTTTGGACACTGCGGAAAAGACCGTCCCCACGCTGGAGATGGTCTTTCCCAGCACCACCAGCATCGGACCCAGAGCAGCAGCCACCAGTGCAATTTTCGCAATGGTTTCTTTGGCCTGTGGGTCTAACTGGTTCAGCTTGTCCACCAAGTCCTGTATACGGGAAACCACAGAACGAATGGTAGGCATCAGAATATCAGAAAAGGAAATTGCCAACTCTTCCAGCTGGGACTTCAAGATGGTCACTTGTCCGGCAAGGTTATCCTGCATGACAGCCGCCATTTTTTCAGTCGTGCCATTGTAGCCGTCTACTGTATCTGAACAGGTATCAATGGCATTGGACAGTTTTTCAAAGTCCGCCGGGGAGCCGTTGATGATCGCCAGCATACCGGACATGGCCTCTTTGCCAAACAGCGAGGCAGCTGCCTGTGCCTGTTCTGCCTCAGAAAGTCCGCCCAATTTCTGTCGGAGTTGTTCCATGAGTTCCCGCAGAGAATACATCTTGCCGGAACTATCTGTCAGAGAAATGCCGTACTGTTCCATGGCAGATGCTACCGTATCGGTCGGCTTTGCCAGATTGGTGATGGCAGAACGCAGTGCGGTACCAGCCTGTGAGGATTTGATACCGGCGTTTGCCATCAGCCCAATGGCAATGGCAGAGTCTTCAGCAGAGTATCCCAAAGAACCCAGCACCGGAGCAGCATACTTGAAAGTTTCACCCATCATGCTGACATTGGTGTTAGCGTTGGAACTTGCGGCTGCCAGAATATCCGCAAAGTGTCCGCTGTCGGCAGCAGTTAAGCCGAAAGCGGTCAGAGCATCTGTGACAATATCCGAAGTTGTCGCCAAGTCCTCACCGGAAGCGGCGGCAAGGTTCATAATGCCTTCAATACCGCTGAGCATATCATTGGTTTTCCAACCTGCCATTGCCATATAGTTCATGGCTTCCGCAGCCTCGCTTGCAGAGAATTTTGTTTTGCTGCCCATTTCACGAGCCTTTTCCCGGAGAGCATCCAGCTCTGAACCGGTCGCACCGGATACCGCCGCTACCTTGGACATAGCAGCATCAAAGTCTGCACCAGTTTTCACAGCAATGGTGCCCAGAGCCGTGACACCGGCAGTGACTGGCAGCAGCTTTTGTCCCACACCGGAAATTTTGTCCCCGG